GAATCACTTCTACCAAATGTTGCTAAAATTACAGGAATCTGAGCATTGTCTCCGTCCAAAAAGAATCCAAGAACGACATCACCAGGTTGAAGTTGCACTCCAGTCATAACATTTGCTGCGCCACTTCCGGAAGTGGTGGGAATCAATACTTGTGCCCAAGGCAAATCTTCATTGGGAAGCTCTGCTTCACTATAAGGATGATACCCAATAATTCTAACTTTAAATCTATTTCCCCATCCACTTCCGTCAACTTGACCGCCCATAGTTTCGATAGGAGGAATCTGTCCTATCCACCAACGGAAACCATCTCTACCAATAAAATTACTCTTAAGAAGCGATTCGTCTATCATTTACTATGCCTTCTTATTAATTCCAAACGTGTCTCTGATTAATTTCATTGAAGTGTATGAACGAGTTGCATCAAAATGATGACACAATTCCTTAATCATATATAGACCACTTGTTTCGGTGTCATATTCCTTTGCATCAGATTGTGCAATCTTTGGAAAACGACATTCAATAATGTCTCCTGCTCTTAGATTTGTATTGGATGGCACAATGATACTTAAAGTTTGAGTAAACAAAATGTTGTATCTCATTAACGATTGAGATTGATATAATGTTTGATCTGAGTTAATTTGAGTTGAAACTTCGGGATTCATCGTGCCAACATCATAAATTGCTGTGATAATTCTTGTTGGCACATCTCCTAAAGTTAAATCAGACCCATCAGAGAGAGGGGGAAGTTTAATCTGACTTCCAAGATTATTGGTTTTTCCAGCATAATCTTGAAGTTTAAACAAACCATCTTCAGGTTTGGAAAAAGAAAAATCTAGAGGATTGAAAAACATTCGATGACTTGCATAAGTTCCAAGTTTGAGTTTTTCAATTAGATTTTGATTCTTCTCCACATAATAATTCAGGATTTTAAAATCATTGTTGACTTTGTTGTTTGTTTCATCATATGCCTGATTCACTTGACTATACGTATAGACGACTCTATTTCCATTTACGTCTTCTCTTGGTGTCTGGGTAATGAGTCCATCAATAGATCTAAATTGAAATCCATCTTGTGTTTGATAAAATAAGAATCCTGCTGTAGCACTTCCAGAAGATTCTGGCACCGCTTTTGATGCCAACCAAACTAGAATTGTGAAAGGTTTTCTTAAGTTTCCGATAAATCCATATTTGTTTGATGATTTATCGATTGTGCCTACTTTTGTCGTTTTAAGGTAGTTTGTTAGAATATTTTCTACAGAAGAACTAATCGGCGTATCAACTCTAAACTTTTTACCAACTCGTACAGTTTCATTTGTAATTGCTTCTCTTGCAACCAAATGAAGTGTAAAACTTTCTTGATTCGTTTCAGAGATTACATCTGTAATGCTTGAAACATATAAGTAGTCTGCAACTCTTTTTGTAAAATCTAGTCCAGGATTAGTAGAAGAGTTTCCTGCAATTTTCATCGAAACTCTTTCACCACCTCTCAAAGGAAGTCCGTTATAAATTGATTGTTTTCCAGTTCCATTTTCTGCAACAATTGTGTTTCCCGTATTAATAATTTTAATCTTTGCTGTGATTGTCGGAGAAAAAATATCTTCATAATAATCAATCGAAATCGCACCAGTAGAAATGTCAATCGTCCGACTACGATCGCTGGATTCTAAAACTAATTCCTCATAAATGGACTTTTGAATTGACATTATAGATAAGCCAAATCTAACAGAAGTTTGTTTTTGATAAAGTTATTTAACAGGTCAAAGTCGTTGATTGGTGATGGTGCCATATCTCCCCCACCAGATGCAGGAGTAATGATATTTTGCTGTTGTTGGGGCTCAATAATCATAATGTCTTGTCCCCTTCTTTCTGGTGTCAATGAGAATGGCACCATTGCAGATTGTTGTGGTGGTGCAGACATTTGTGCTTCAGATGTTGTGTTAAATGGTGCAAATTTACTATATTTTTTTAGTGGGTCAAATTTACCAGTTAAAGTGCCACCATTCCACCCAGTTCCAGTTTCCCAGTGTAAATGAGGTCCACTAGTTCTTCCACTCATTCCAACTTTACCAATTACCTCACCTTTTTTAACTGGACCACTACGTTTATATCCAGATTGCATATGTCCATATAAATGATAAATTCCAAGATTATCTCTCATTACTAAAAAGTTTCCCCATCCGTTTTCATAATCAGAATCAACAATAACACCGTCAGAAACAGCCCTTAATGATGTGCCTTGTTTAACTGCTAAATCAGATCCACCATGTGTTCGTGTCCCCCTTGATTCTCCATATCTACTTGTTACAATTGGTGTGATTGCTTTGGTAGGAGGTGTTTGTGCAGGTTGTTGGGGAGATCCTAAAGAAATATTATATGCCTTTTGAATTTCTTTTAACTTTTTAGTTGGTTGATCTAATCCAATTGTTTTTCCAGGAAAAGACGCCCATTGTCTACCCAAAAGAGCAGAAACTTTTGGACTCATACCTTCACGTCTTAAAACTTCTGGAGTTATTCCCAATTCCTTTGCCAACTCTAATGCCGCACGATCTTGACTTTGGGGACTAAAATCTTTCAATCCTAATTTTTTAGCGAGTCTATTAAAAGTTCCGGGCATAAATTGGTATCTACCTGCAGCTGCACTTGCATATCCACCTTTTCTAACAACTCTATCGGGGTGTCTTGAATAATCACTAAACTGCTCAAATCCAAATAATGTTTTATATCCACCATTTGGTTGGTCTCTAGTTCCTTCAGCAAAAGCAATTGCATCAAGCATAGCTCTTTGCTCTTGAGTTCCTACAGATGGTTTATTTCCACCTCCAATACCACCACTATAAGGAGGTGGTTCTGTATAAGCGCCTTCATCCTGATATCGTGTTCCTGTTTCAGGAATCTTTTCTCCACTATATTTTCCTTCTGTGAGTGGGGTTGTCAATAGTCCAAATGCCTCTTCAATTTGACTTGTAAGATTTCCCACTGTTGTATTCAAACCACCCATCGCATCTTTTACACGATTTGAAGTGTCAAAAAAATCAAATCTTAGTAGATTTTGACCGAGTGCTCCTAAAACATTTCCAACATTAATAAACAATTTAATGGTATTGTTAAAAAATCCAGAAACAATTTGACCTGCTCTTTGAATTCTTGCAACGAATTCTTTTCCCATTGCAATCCAAGTTGGAAGATTGTTCATCAACCAACCGGCAGCAAGATAACCAAGAAATCCGAAAATTCGATCAAAGAATCCCCCAACACCAGTTTGTGCTAATTTTTGAGGACCTCCAGGAGTAACAACAGATCTTGGTGCTTCTAATTCAGATTCTAGTTGTTGTCTTTTTTCATTTTCTTCTCTTCTTTTTCTAAACAAATTAGTTTGAGTAAATGCGTCTCTCTTGACTTTGGTTTTTCTAAAAATAATTTGCCCAACATTTTTAATTGAATTTCGAGCCTCGGTAACTCTTTTTTTAGAATCATTTGCCGAAACTGTGACTCGCTTTAAATTTAACGGAGATGCTACTACTGCCATATCACATCACCACATTGTAATTCATTTGCGAATAAAGCACATAAAAATTATCAGTATTAGATGATGGTATAAAGGGCACATCGGTTAAAGGTTCTTGTTGTGCCACCATTGTTTGAGTTCTGTCTCTTCCACCCCCTGCCATAATGATGTTTGGTTTTGCTTCAGGTAATGTGCCAACAGGAGTAGCAGGTTTTGGTGGTGCCTGCATATTTGCTGCTGGTTTTTCTTGAATCAATCCATCAACATTTAACATCATAGAAGGAGCTGCTGTTTCTTGTGCTAAAGATTGTGCTGGTGCCTGTAACATATTTGCAGTATCAATATTAAATGACATCTCTGCTGGTGTCGGCATCGCAGGAGTTTGTGGTTGTGATGGCGATACTTTTGCACTTTCTGGAGTTGGTGTTGGGGGTGGAGGAGTTTGTTGTTGTGATGATGGTTGTGCTTGTGGTTGATATTCTTTTTTACCAAAAAATGTTCCCTTTCCAAATCCAAATTCTCTTGCTACATCCAATGCAGCAAATCCCAATCCAACACCGGGAATCGCAGATGCATAAGAAAGTGCTCCACCAATTGGATCTCCTGTTGCAAATCGATAAGTTCCGACTCCAAGTGCTACAGGGGCAACAAGTTTAGAAGCCAAGTTTCCAGCACCTCTCAAAACTCCTTGAGCACCTCTTCCTAAATTTTTAACTCCGCCCAAAAAGTTATTTAAAAGTCCACCACTTCTACTTAAAACTTTTCCGCCACTTGTAGTAATTGGAACTTTACCACCAGGTTTTACTGGTGGTTTTGCACCCCCCTTACCAAGACCAAGCAATCCACTAATTGCTGCACCTGCCAATCTAAAAGGTGCTAAAGCGATTCGGGCAATGAGTGCTCCCAATCTTAATGTCAATCCTGTAATTGTTCTTATTAAGAGACCGAATCCTATATTTACAGCAGCAAAAGCACCTATCGCATACAAAACATTTTTGATGACATTATTTTTAATTTCTTCCAGTTTTTTTGTATCACCATCAGCAAATGCTTTTAGAGTTTCAATTCCTTGATTTGTAAGCCATCCAAAGAATAATGTGGTCAAAGCTCCCATTATTCGATTAAACAGACTTGTCATAGTCCGTTGAAGTTGAGCGATTGGTCTCATCAGTGCTGCTTGTATTCCTCTTTCGAGAGCACTTTCTTTTCCAAGACGAATTCTACGCTCTGCTAATCTTCTTTCCTGCTCTTGTTCTTGTTTGAGTTGATTTTGCTCTAAAACACTTTCTGCCTGAAGTTGTCTTGCAACATTTTGTGTGCCCTGATTTAACTCTGTAACTTGAACGCGAATGACATCAAGACTTTGTTGAAGACCACCAACGGATTGTTGTGTTGTTTGAATTCTTAAGTCTTGTGCTCGATCGACCAAACTCACTTGAGGTCGAACAACAATTGCTGAACCGGTGGTAGCACCGGTGCCACCACTGCCCCCGCCAACTCCAG